AACAGCGCTACCATCACGATGGCCATAGCACCCACCGGGCCCACAAACTCACTGATCTTCAGCCAATCCATCGCTCATCACTCCTTGTCAATCTCACACCTTGTGCTCATGAACAATCACGCAGAACACACAGGCTTCGTTGGCGTCGAGGAACCGCACCGCGTCCCTCATCACGATCTGGCCCTCCGTCGTCTTACAGGGGATCTTGCAGATCTCCTGGACGTAGGGGGTCAGGACGACGTACCACGGTTCACCGTTGAGATCTGGGATCATGAGTTCGCCAGAGACCGTGGTGCCCTTGGCAAACGTCCCGAATGCGTCCTTGATGGCCCGCCCAGCCCAGGGGACGGAGGGACCGACGATGCGGCGATATGCGGCCTTGACGGAACGAAAGAACTTGCTCATGAGGGCCTCCTAACGAGAGGTGTGGTACAGCACATCACATCGTCGAAACCATATATGGGATGCCACATCATTGGTGAATCCGCCAGAAATCTGAAATGGACCCCCGGACGATTTTATTGGAATAGGCAGGGACCATGATGCCCGGACAAGTCCTCCACCGGTAAGTCTGTCAGTCCCATCCGTAATGGTATTCGCCCCCCCTGACCACGTAGGCGCTTCCGCGATAGTCACCGTGTTCCAATAGTCGTTGGATCCTGCGGCACTTATCTGAGCATCAAAACCATCAATTGTTACGTAAGCACCGTCAACCATTCCAGGTATATTGTCCCACATGCCCGAGGATACAGCGGCCTGCCAAGTATCATTGATGGTGTTAGTGATCCCAAGGATGCCTGGCTCCAATGCGAGTCCCAAACACATACCCTTCAGCGAAAATCTCTGAGAGGATGGAACAGGACGTGTCACCACCCCATCCCACCCCACCTCGCGCACCAACGCTCCGTCATGGTATTGACTCGTTGCCGTAGCATTGCCCGGCCCCCAGTATTCGATGTAGTCCGTCGCGTCGCCGACAATGAACGTTTCAGCCTTGTCCATCAATACCCATGCGTTGGCAGTAGTGGTCACATCATTCGGGATGATGCCTCCGGTAAATCCGCCGCCAGCGGCGTCCACATACGTCTTGTTCGCCAATTCGCCGTCAGACGCTGGAGTCGCAACGCAGGCAGGGGCTTTGCTGAACGTCGTGTCGTTTGGCACGCTTCCCCCCGCCCACGGGGTCGCCGTCGCCACCGGGGGGATGGGAGTGCAAGTCGCCACAGGGGGGATGGGCGTGCAGGTCGCCCTGGGAGTGGCAGTGGGGATCGCCGCGACCTGCGTCGCGACGTAGGACTGGGCATAGGTCAGGTTGATCAGATCGTCCGCGTCATCTGGCACGCGAGAGCACATCGCCCGGCCGAAGGTGCCAGTGTCCGACACGTCCAACGAGACGAACTTCCCGTTGCCGTAGCGCTTGGCATCGGTGCCCACTGTGCCAGTGCCGAAGATCAGCGGTTCCAGCGTCTGGAGGTCAATCGACCAATCCCCCAGGTCTAGGCCGTACCAGATCCCACCGCTCTCCACGCCGTAGAACATGTCCCCCGACGATGCGCCGGTCATGCCAGTCAGGTTCCAAAACACGAACGGATCCTCGATGGCAAGGTTGATCGACACGCCCTGCTGTGCCAGCCAATTCGATGGCCCAAACTGGTTCTCCTGGCCGACACCCATCGCGATGATGCGCTCGCCGAAGAACCCCCCACCCGTCGCGCTCACATCCGCGACGTTGGCGGTCGTGGCGGATACGTCGCCGCTGGCAGAGATGTTGCCGGTGACCGATAGACTGTACGGCAGCCCGTCAGTCACCAAATCCTTGATCAGCTCGCCCAGGTTGTACTGTAGCTGGGTGAAGTCGTTGGCGACATAGGTTCCCTGAATGGAGTAGTAGGAGACATAGAGCCTGGCGTTTTTGCTTGCCGCCGGGAAAGCGATGTACCCCGTGGTGACCCCCAGATAGTCAACGACGAACTCGCTCGCGTCCAGGGCCGTGCTGTCGGTCACCTCGGTGTACTCGGTCCCAGTCCCGCCCGCGCCCGTGTGGACGGTCACCGCGTAATCATCCGACGGGTATCCCTTAAGGATGCACACGTAGGGCGAGGATGCGGGGACGGTGACGATTTCGTCGGTCTTCGCGACCATCGTTGTCACCCAACCGGTAGAGTAGTTTCGCAACAGGTCCTCTTTGACAGCAAAGGTCGGGACGGCCGGATAGCATGCTGTCGCCGTAGCGGTTGCCGTAGGAGTGGGCGTGTTAGTCGCCCCCATCGCATAGCCGCCAATGATCGCCACAATCAATGCGCCAAACAAGCACCGGCGCATCATCCACCTCCAGGAGAAACCTGCGGGGCAGGGCGACTGAGGAGCCGAGATATTGCGTCTGTGCTGGCTCGTCACGCCTGCCCCCTCAGGTTGGTCGACCGCTCTGTCACGGTTACCTCCTCCAGATCGAGTACGCTCACTCCGTTGTTCTGGGGCAATGCCTTTCGGACTCGAAACGTATTGCCGCCCCTTGTGATCGTGTCGTCAATTGCCGGATCTGCGATACCAAAGGTTGCGTCATGTGGGATCTCGAATGCCGCCACACGCCGGAGTTTGATCCCGTTGGCGCTGTCCGTGATCTCCTCAACGCCCTGGTCGTGCCAGATGCCGGTAACGCTTGATCCATTGCCGGCCCCGGCGACCTTGTATGTCACGGCCTCGCCATGTTCTCCCGCAAGTTGAGACCATGCGCCGCCAGCCATGTATTCGTCCTCGAACTTCGTTCCCATCACATCCCCTTGATAACGAGTCCTGCCGGGGTAGATGACGTCGGCAACCACACGCCGACGGCCGAAATAGTGATCAGTCCCAGATCCTCGGCCGTGTAGTTGACGGCCGCGTTGTTTGCCAAGATCGTGTCATAGTCCGTCGAACTGCCAACCGAGTTGAACTTGATCCTGATCGTTTGGCTGGTAGTGTTGGTGATCAAAATCGCACGGACCGGCGTAGCAAACGAGTATGCCCCGTTTATCACATTTGGCGTCGGGGTGATGGACACCGAGGCGCTCATCATCACGAGTCCGGCATTCGTGGCCGTGGCCGTCGATGTGGCCGTCGGCGTCGGGGTGTTGGTCAACGGCCAAGCATATCCAGCCAGGAAGGCTAGGACCGCCAAGAAGGCAAGGCGTTTCATGGGTTCCTCCACAGTGTGGCAGGGCCGGCCGGGGTGGGAGGCGGAGGCGTCACCCCGGCCGGAAACCCCACCAACGTTTAGCTGGCCGCCACCGCTCCAGTGGCACTGATCGGCCGATACATGCAGTACCATGTGATCGCGCCTGAGTCGCAGGCGACGTCCAAATAGACGCGTACGCTGGTCGCGTTGAGGATGCGGAGCGCCGGCTCCTCACTCGCATCAGCCTCCGCGTCAGTCTCGCCAACGACAGACCCGGCGATCATCCTTGCATCGGTCATTGCTCCGATGCAGATGTCTTCGTCGAGGGCTGTCCCGACGTTCAGCACAACGACTCCGCCGGCCCTTGCAGTCTCGGTTGAAACCACGCCAAACACGCGAGCCTCGACACAACCGGTCACGGTGAATATCGCAGTATTGGTCGCCGTGGCCGCAACAGTGGCCTTGGTGGCAACCCGCCAGCTTTGCTGCTCGCTGACCCATCTTAGCCCCTCGGACATCGACACGGTATCGGCCGGGGCGGCCGCAGCCTTCCAGGTCGTGATGCCTGCCGTGCCAGCCAAAATGTCAAGGGCGCCCTTGGTGTACGCCACCAAGGATTTCTCGGTCCCAACGTCGTTGACTGCGGCATCGGCCTTATTCCCCACCGAGTGCTGGAAATACGTCGAATAGGTCGTATCGGCCGTCACCGCCACCTGTTGATCAACGAGCCCCTTGGTATATCCCATCAGGCTCTTGGTCGTGGTGCTGGCTAGGACCGAGGCGTCAGTCTTGTTTCCGACCACATCGCCTGGTCCCGCGTTAGCTGACGCGTTGGCCGTTGGCAAGTTGTTCAGCGCAAGAAGACCCTTGACGTAGGCAACCAAAGAATTGGTTGTCGACGCCGTAGTGATGGCCGCATCCGACTTGTTCCCCACGCTCATACCGTAGTACGTGGAATAGGTCGTGTCGGCCGTCGGTGCAATCTCAAGGGCAAGCTGGCCCTTGAGATAGGCCATCAGGCTCTTGGTCGTGGTCGCCGTACTGACGGCCGCGTCGCTCTTGTTTCCCACCACATCCCTTGCATTGGTGTTGGTCGTAACGTCGGCCGTCGGAACGATCTCCAGCGCAAGCTGGCCCTTGAGGTATGCCATCAGCGTCTTAGTCGTGGTGGCAACGCCAACTGCCGCGTCCGTCTTGTTACCGACCACATCCCTGACCGTGGTGTTCGTTGAAGCGTCGGCCGTTGGCACGTCAAAGTACCCGTCGACAATGTCGATCTTGTCCTCGAGACCGCTGCCCTCGCCAGTCTCGCAGTTGATCAAATCGCCCAGCGCCCCCGCGTTGATCGCGTTGATCACATCGAACGAGGACGCCAGGGCCGTGTATGCCCTACAGTCGGTGATCAGGTACTGATCGACCGCTGCGCCGAACGAGACGGGCCCCGCCGTCGCATTGGTGTTGTCCGTCCCGTCCCACACGGTTGCAGCCGCAGCCCCGGAGCCCTTGCACTCGAGGAATGTGCATCCGTCGATCAACATCCCCTTGACTGCGCCAGACCCGGCCAGCGTGGAGAATACGCCGAACGCGGTCTCCTGCCCGACCATGAACACACAATCAAGGATCCTCGGGTCAAGACACGTGGACGATGTGTCCATCGTGAAATTGACGCCTCGGTGAAGATCCTTCGACGTGCATCCACGGATCTCGACTCCGTTGCACGCGCCCACGATGTCGACGCCGTCGGCCGTGTAGTTGGTGACCACGGCGCTATCATCGAAGAGACAATTCTCCACAACGAGGCCGTCGGCCGCCGCAGTCGTCAGGACACAGTTGGCGCTCGATGTCGTGCCAGTGTGCGCAAGGATCAGCCCGTCGATCCGGCAATCGGCCGCGCTAACGGTGACCAGGGACAGTGTGCCGGCACCGGACACGGTGAATCCGCGATCCGGGGAAATGGCCGGGCAGACGATAGACACCCTCGCATCGTCCATGGCAAGCGTCGCCGTAACGGTCTCAGACCCGCCAGGATTGACGATGATGGTGTCTCCGGCCGCAGCCTTGACTAGGGCCTGGGTGATGGTCTTGAGGGGATGAATGTTGCTCTCCCCATCATTCCCATCGTTCCCGTTGATCGAATTGACAAAAATCAGATCCCCGCTGCCATACGCCTGGGCAACGGCGCCGGCATAGGCGCCCTCTTGGCGATCCTGAACCTTCAGGCTGTACTGTGCGCCAAACCCAAGCGCAGACGCGCAGAGGATCAGGACCAGGTAGCAAAACTTTCTCATGTCCGTTCTCCCTTCTGCGTTGTGCGGTTTTCGGTTAGTACTCCAGGGCCGTCGGTTGCGTCGACACCGCCAGGTTCTGGACCACGTAGGCATAGTCCCTGGCGCCAACGCCGATGTTCCAGGCAATGCGAGCCTGAAAGCCACAGCGACGATCAAGAAACGCCTGCGTGTTCCCGGTGAGGGTGACGTACTCGAAGTCAAGCAGTTTCTTCGTGACGAACTGGCGCGCGAAGTCGCCGAGGTACCAGGTGTCCGTAGACATGTCGTCGAGCCAAGAGCTGGAGATTACGCGCGGCTTCCATCGGCCACGCGGTCCCCAGGTGTTGTACTCGTTGACAGACCCGGGCTCCAGGTCGCTCAGGGTGATTCTGTCGGCCACGTCTACCAGGGCGCTGGGCACCACCAGGAGCATGCGAGACGCCGGGATGTTGATCCGCTTGCCTCGGCTGTTCCGGTTTCCGGCGAGCAGGATCCGGGCCACGTTCAGATCCGTGTAATCGACCAGGGCATTGTTTTCCTTCCTGGTCCCGAGCGGCGTCCTCGTCCCCGGGCTGTTGGCCGTGGTCGTGTAGAGAGACGTCGCCGTCCTGTTGAGATGCAGGGCATACGGCTCACCGGCAGATGAGGCGGAGCCGTAGGCATCGCATGCCGCGTTCAGCCGTTGGATTTCGACGAACTCGGCCGCCATCTCGCCGATCCCGTTGATCCGGGAAAGGATGTCGGGGATCTTGTTCAGGTCGATCAGGTCCTGAGAGATTTCCACCTGATACCCCATCCGGTTGGTGGAGATCAGGTAGACGTTTTCTCCGGCCCCGACCTTCGGGAAGTCCTGCATCTCGCCGACACGCTTCGTTTCCGGCTTGTCGGTGACGATCTCGGCAATGATCTCTTCTGTCGATGTCGCCTTCTCTTCGGGCGCCAACTCCTGGCCAATGGTCGGGACCGCCTCATAGGCCGCGTTGATGTCCGCGACCGCAAGCAGCCCGGTCAATGCCGGGAAGGCCGAGGCCATGATGGCCCGGTACTCGCCCGTCGCTGTTGGCACGTGGACCTGTACCTGGAGGTCGCCAAGGTCCCGCTGGAACCGCTTCCAGTCGGGGATGTCCCTCAGCGACAGATCGCCCCTGTTGATCAGGTCGCCCATCTCCCGGGCGAACCCGGTCGGATTGTCCTTGGCCCGTCCCATGATGGACTCCCACTCAAACCCCAGCCGCAGAACCGCGTTGTTGGGGATGAACGCGCCCTGCTTCTTTACCGTTCTCAGGTTCTCCATTTGTTGTCTCCCTTCGCTTTCGTTTGCCCTCGCTTGCCCTCGTTACGCCTGCAAGGCCGCGTAATAGGACGTGGAGGCCTTGAACGTGGCATCGACGCTGCCCTTGGACGTGATGGACGTGCCATGATCCATGATGTGTCCGCGGGTCAGTCTACCCTGGACCTGCGGATAGTGGTCGTACCCCACGGACGTGGCGAGCTGGTTGGATCCGGCCGCGCTCAGGATCTCGCTGGTGTGCGAGTAGAGGGCCGTGCCGAGCGCCGTCGCCGCCGCGGTCTCGATGTCAAACCAGAACACGTCTCCCGGACAGGGAACCGCGATCTCGTAATACCCGGCCGCGTCCCCGGATTCGATCTTGCAGTTCGCCATGGCGATGTTTGACGCTCCGGACACGCTGTCGCCCACCGGCTCCCAGTCGGTGTTGGTGTCAGCGGTGAGGCTGATGATCTCCCCGAAGTCGATGGCCTGGGTCGCGCCGGCCTGGAAGGATCCCAGGAAGATCGACGGCCCGGGCTTCCCAAGGACGTTCAGGTTGCGCAGGAATCTGTTGTACCGATCGGCTGCCATTCTCGTTCTCCTTTCGCTTCTGTCGGGTTACATCCCACGGATGCCCTTGATCAGGACATCCCCTTCAAACTCTGCGGTTTTGGGTTCTGGCTTCTGCTCGCCCTCCTTTGCTTTGGGGCCTGCGGGTTGGCGCGGTTCGGGCGTGCCAAGGGGCGCAGCCCTCTCCTGTAATTGCTTCAGGATCAGGTCGACGATGCCGTCGGCCGTCGCCATCGCTTCTCGCATCATCAGGTCCTGGGCCAATTCCCAGTGACACTCCGGGACCCTGGCCAGGACCTCTTTCTTCCGCGCCTCGAACTTGGCGGCTCTGTCTTCGAGCTTGGGGGGCGCTTCATCCGGTTTCGGGGCGGTTCTCTCATCTGCCATATCTCCCTCGCTTTCTTGTGATCGCCTCAGGGTGTCTTTGTTGGACGGGACCGGCACAGGCGACACCTCAAACAATTCCCATTCGGTGGCCAGCATTGCCGGACCCTTGTAACTCCGGCCCCCGCGTTCGATTGTCTGGCCGTCTTTCACCCGCTCATAACTCTTGACCCAGTATCCAATTGACAGAGCGTTGACAAACCCGGTCCTCGTCAGCTGCCAGGCGATGTCCGCCTTTGGCGTCCCCTCGGCGAACGTGACACCGGCAACCAGCTCGTCCCCCTCAACCCACACTTTGGCGCGCCCGATAATGTCCCCGACGCTCTCACGCTTGTGAGCGTCCAGCACGGGGCCGTTCTTGCTGAACCGGTCCAGATCGAGCCCGCCCATTAGCAGGATCTCGCCCTTGACCATGGTGTCGACCGGGGCCTCGGTTGAGGCCACAAACTCGGCATAGCGTTTCTCTTCGTCAAGCGCCCTAATCTGGACGTTTGGCAGGTGCGCCAAGGAGATAGCGCAATCGTTTGGCTTTGCCATTTCCTTCCTCGATTTCTTTGTCCTCGCCCTCTTCCTCTCCGGGCTCGAACGCTTCGGGTTTGGGTTGCGAAGGCGCACCCCCCATCATTGGCGTATTGGGCGGCAGTCCGTTTCTCTGGCAGGCTTCGCGCCAGTAAGCAATCTCTATCGCCTTCTGATCAAAAACTTGGCGCCAGTCCGTCCCCAGTCCGGTGCAGATGTACCGCATCGTTAGCCAGCCAACCCTCAGCCCCACCTCGTTGGCCTGGGCTTCTTTGAGCGGATCCACCCACCGCCTAGCCGGCGGTATCCATTCCACCCTTGACAGATCCTGGTCGGTCACCCCTCGCAGATCAGGCTCTCCGCGCATCCGCAGGTCGGTCAGCACCGTCACCCACTGCCAGGTCAGGAGATGCTCGATCAGGTACCACTGAAGGAAGTCCCAGGTCTCCCACGCCTCGATCTGGTCGGTCCTGGCGCTGGAATATGTGGAGTCGGAGAAGTCGTGCAGGACATGCTGCCAAGACCGGCCGGTTGCCGCGCCGATCCTCCGGCAGATCGAAACGATGAAGGGGAAGAGTTCCGGGGTGGGAAAATTGGGGCTGATCGTTGATGCCTTCGTTCCCGGCCGAGCGTGCATGATCATGCCAGGGGTGATCTGTGCGTCGACGTCATAGGCGTAATCGTCGGTCTCTTCGAGCCCCAGGGCCGTATTCAGGTCCGAGTAGCTCATCTCGCTCTCCATGACCAAAGCAAAACACGCCGCCATCTCCACGCGCTTGAGACTGGCGGTCATCAGGAAGCCAAGGTCATGCAGGTCTTGCAGGATGGCGTGAAACGATGTGATGCCTCGCGTCTGTCCCGCCCGATCGATCAGACGGAGGTGCCGGCAATACTCGGCCGGCACGCGGACGTATCCGTCAACCCCCAGGGTTCGAGGCTTCATCCTCACGTAGTCGCCGGGATGCGCCTTGCTGATCCAGTAGTGAGTAATGCGCCCGTTGGCATCCCGCTCCACTCCGTCCCTGATCTCTCCCGCGGCGTTGCCATAGTCGGCTAGGTTGACGCCAAGGGGGGTAGCAAGGCGCTCCCTCTCGACGTTCTCGAACCAGGTGTGCGCAATGTCCTCCGAGTACGCCTGCTTGACCAGCATGTCTCCGTCGCGCCGTAGGCCGAGCAGGGCCAGACCCTGGCCCTCTGTGTGGGTCAGGTTATCCGCCGGATAGAGCTTGTCGCAGTAGCGCCACCAGACGCCCTCAATGCGCTCGTCTAGAGCGGCGTCCCCGGTATTGGCCTGGGGGACCAGGCCGGTCCCCACAGCCTTGAGCTTGTCCTGCTCCAGAAGCCCGGACGCCAGAGAGTCGTCTCGTTGCTTCTCTCGGGCCTTCTCTGCCAACTCCTGGCCGTTGTAGCCGAAATTGTCAGCGGCTCCACCGCCCCCCATCCATCCAACAGCTCCCTTGCCGGGGTTGGCCGCCTGGTAACCTCTCGTCTGCCGCCGGAGGGTCAGGACCGTATCCCTGAAATTGGCATCCGTGGCCATGAGCCGCACACCCAGACGCTGAGCCGCGGCGCGCGGAGAGATGAGGGATAGGGCGCGCTCGCCGAGGGTCATCTTGTGATTCATCGGCGATACCCCATCGTTGGACGGAGCCACATGTGATCACCGGAGGCCGTCTTGCTGGATGTCTCGGCTGCGTTGACGGCATCCTGGAGGTCCCGGAATGAGGCGCGGAGGGATACCGTGGCCCCCTGATCTCCCACGGATTGATGGATCGCCGCCATGATCGATAGGCCGGCGGCGATATAGAGGCGGGCTGTCGCCCAGTTGGACGCCGTGATGGCATCGTGGGCCAGGATCAGATCAGCCTGGGCCTGGGCGAGGGTTGCGACAGTAGCCATACTCCCATGGCTACCATGGGAGCATGGTTAGAGACTAAGGATGGTTTCCAACCTAGAAAGGCTAGACGGTCTCAACTCGGATCTTGGAGGTGCGCCCACACGACCGACAGCGATAGTACGCCATCTGGGCGTCCGAGTGGAGACAGGCCATAGCCTGGCCTCCGTTGGTGAGAAAGATCCGGAGGCAATGGGGACAGGGCAGGATCTCGCGCTTGACCTTGCGGATGCAGGCCGGCAACGGCTTCCCCTTGGGCCAGAACCGGTACTCGGGCTCCTCGTCAGGGCTCCAGTCTGTGGCGGGCTCGGGCTTGACCGCCACCGCGATGGGCTCCGGGTCGGCATGCAGGAGGGGCATGTTATCCTCTCTGCTGCGGATCACGGGATCAAGGATCTGGTAGTGCTTCGGCTTCTTGGCCATCCTGGCCTCCTTTGCAAATAGGACACTCGCCTCCCTGGCACGGCACCAGGCCGACCAGGAGGCGCTTGACCGTCTGGGCAAGGTCTGAGTCGTTGAACGTGATCAACCACGTGGCGCCGGTGGGTCTTGCCACAGCCACCACCTCGCTGGCGCTCCCAATCCGCGCCTCTATCACGATGGGCGCAAGGGCGTTGGTCTGCCATGGCTTGAGGGGGACGGGGCGCCGCTCAAGGGGCAAGGGCTCCACATGATCCAGGTTCATGACGATCCCTTCAGCCGCGCCATGGCGGCCTCTTGGTAGAGTATCACGCGCTTGGCCCGGCGCACATCCCCGGGCGTCAATGGTTGGCCGATCCGGATCTCCTCTTTGCATCGTGGGCATAGTCCCACCCTCTCCCCGGCCTGGCTCACGTCCAGGAATACAACCCCGGTCCGGCGACAGCGAGAGCACCGAATGACATCCATCCTATCCTCCTAGCCAGGTCCTCGGCCTGGCGCCGGGAGTCCTCACCCTCCTGGGCCTCGTCGGATCCCGCACCACCGGGCGCGGAGACTCGATGGGCTTGTCGTCGATCACCCGCTGTAACGCCTTGATCCCCACGATATCGGCCGCACACCGACAGGCATAGCTACAGTCCAGCCAATGGTTGGCCCGATGGACCGACTCCCAGTATGTCCGACGCCCCTTGCCGGGCTCATAGATCTCCATCTCGCGCTCCGCCACGATGTGCCGAGCAAACCCATAATGGTCCCGAGCCTCCGCCACAGCGAACAGATGCAGGGCCCCGGGCTGATCATGCGCCGCCTGAAACGCCGCGTGGATCTCGCGTTTCCAATGGTCGCTATGCATCTCCATCAGCCGGACGCCTTCCGGTTGGGCCACCCCGCGCCATTCGTGGCCCTGGATCACGGCCTTACTTACGTGCATTCTGGGCTCAATCCACGGACTCTCGCCTCGCGTGGTTCCGCAGCCCTTGCTGGGGAGATAGCCAACTCCCGATTCCCTGACGAACTGATAGACGATATCTCGAAACTGCCCTCCAGCGTCTATCAGGGCGAGCCTGGGGTGGACTAGGTCCGGCGAGTCCACCGTCTGCCAACCTGGGCGAAGCACCGCATCCCTGAACTCTCGCAGGCTGGTCAGGATGGCCACGGTTGACGTCTCCCTGGCCTGGGGGACCTCGATGGCCCCGTAGTCGACGAGGTATCCCGTAGTGTCCGCCGCCCACGCCCACGCCGCCCAGTAGCAGCGGTACAGGCCGGGGTCGATGCCGACGGTCAGCCGGGTCCCCTGGGGGACCATGCCCCGGGGCAGTTTGCCAACGCACTGCATAACCCGGGACTGGGTGACCTGGGAGAGATGGACCTCGCCCTCTTCGTCGTAGGGGATGACCCATCGATATTGCATCAAGACCTTCATGTCATTCGGGCTCTCGCTCTGGGACGCCCGGTACTCATAGGTGGCCAACTCCGACATAGGCGTGAGACTCGACAGCATGGCGTTCCAACGGAAGCCGAAGGCCGTGGTCCTAGGTTCGTCTCCGCTCACGACCCCGGCCTTGTCCACCGTCTGCCCCTTGGCTACGAGTACGGGTTTCTCGAGCGCGCGCCCACGGTCCTCCTCAGTCCATGGGACCCCGCACCCTTGGCAGATGTAACGCGCCTCTGCCATCGCCTGATGGATGTCCGTCGCAGTCTGCCAGCCGGCAAACTGCTCACGCTCTGGCCACAGGTAGACGCCGCAATGGGGGCAGGGGACCATGACGCGAGTATCGGATCCGTACTCGCAGACCTCCTTGTGTATCCGGCCCTCCGCGGTAGACATGGTGCATTCTGCATAGATCCGCCGACGCCGGCCGTAGGATGCAGTCCTGGCAATAATTCGCGATACAGGGTCCGCCTCTCGACTCCCCGGGCCGGGGACATCCATCTGATCCACCTCTGAGATAAGGACCACCCGGGCAGTATAGGACGATATGCTACCGCGGGCGCCCATGAACCGAAGGCTGGCCCCGTTGGCAAACTCGATCTGATCCTTCACCTGGCCGCCACGGGATCCCGGCCCGGTGGTCGGGATCAGCGAGGCATACCGAGAGCGCCGGATCGTTGGCAACGCACGTTTCTCGTAGATGGCCTGCGCCATCTCCTTGATCGGACACCCGAGGATCACATCCTCGCCAATCTCAAACAGGTGGTAGAGCAGCGGGATCACGAAGAAAAGCAGTGTCTTGCCTCCCTGGCCAGGGCCACTCCCCCAAAACTCCTGGTAATGCCCCCGGTCAAACTCTGCCAAGACCAGAGCCGTCCATGGCATGAAATCGCATCGGAACCGGAGACCCTCCCGGGGTCCAGAGGGAAGGACAATCTCGTCCTCGGCGAATTGGCGCATCGACCGCACGGCCTGCGCCGTGCACATCCTCAGGAGGGGACGGAGTAGTACCCGACTCACCCGCCACCTCCCTTCTCCGGCGCCTTCCATCGCCCCTTGAACCGCTCCAGATCTCTGAGCGTTGTGTCGATCATATCGTTGATGGTCGACAGGACCTCGCCCCCGTAGGCGTTGCCCAGGCTCTTGACCCATGCCCTCCAGGTCGTGCCAAGCCGCACCAGCTCAGCCTCCAGCTCGGGCCCGGGGACCACACGCCCAGTCGCCCGCTCCCATTCGATTTTTTTGAGCAGGGCCTCGTACT